GCTGATATGATTCAGCTAACGCATCTTAAGATACAACAAGTATTGTCTAGAGTAGTTCCTGATGGTGTTTATTTAGACATGGATGGTTTAGCAGAAGTAGATTTAGGAAACGGAACTAATTACAACCCAGCTGAAGCTTTAAATATGTATTTTCAAACTGGTTCTATTGTGGGTAGATCGTTAACTCAAGACGGTGATCCAAACAGAGGTAAAGTTCCAATACAAGAATTGCAAACAGGTTCAGGTGGCGCTAAGATACAATCGTTGATACAAACTTATCAATATTATCTACAACTAATAAGAGATGTAACAGGATTAAATGAAGCAAGAGATGGGTCTACTCCAGATAAAAATGCTTTAGTAGGGTTGCAAAAACTAGCAGCGGCTAATTCAAATACGGCTACTAGACATTTACTACAAGCAATGCTTTACTTAACTTCTAGAACATGTGAGAATGTATCGTTAAGGGTTTCTGATTCATTACAGTTTCCTTTTACTAGACAAGCATTGGAAAATAGTATATCTAGGTATAACGTTGCTACATTAGATGAACTATCAGATTTAAATATTCATGACTTTGGCATATTCTTAGAATTAGAACCAGATGAAGAAGAAAAGCAAGTTTTAGAGCAAAACATACAGATAGCTCTAAAAAGCGGTGGTATTGACTTAGAAGACGCTATAGATTTAAGAGAGATTAAAAATATTAAGTTAGCTAATCAAATGCTTAAGCAAAGAAGAAGAGCTAAACAAAAAAGAGATCAACAAGCTCAACAAGCTAACATACAAGCTCAAGCTCAAGCAAACGCGGAGAGTGCTGAAAAAGCGGCTTTAGCAGAAATGCAAAAACAACAAGCTTTAGCTGAAACAGAAGTTCAAGTAGAGCAAGCTAAATCTCAATTTGAGATAAATAAAATTCAACAAAAAGCTGAAATAGATAGACAGTTGCTAGAATTAAAATATCAATATGATATTAAATTAAAGCAAATGGAAAAAGAGCAAATGGGTTCTAAAGAAAAAATGATCGAAGATCGTAAAGACGAAAGAACTAGAATACAAGCCACTCAGCAAAGCCAACTTATAGACCAAAGAAAAAACGATTTATTACCAACTGATTTTGAACAAGATCAAGACAACCCACTATTAGGTTAATCCTAGTATTTCATTAACTATTATATTATATTATGTCAGAAAAAGAAGAAACAAAACCTTTGAAGGTTAAACTTAAAAAACCTTCATTAAAAACTAAATCAAACAAAATACATAAAGTTGATTTAAGTAAAAAAGAAGAAGTAAAAGAAGAAATAAAAGAAGATGCCATTCAAGAGCCAAGCGCAGAGAAAGTGGATGTACAAGAACCATCCGGAGATGGCAAAGAAGTGGGAGAAACACACGAAGAAAAAGTCGTTACCACTGAAGCTAAAGAAGAAAAAGAAGTAATATCTCCAATATCTGAAATAACTGAAGAAGCTGCTAAAGAAGTAGAAGAAGTTAAGAAAGAATATAAAGAAGCAGTAAGAGATGAAAAAGTTACTGGAAAACCATTACCTGAAAACATCGAAAAACTAGTTTCTTTTATGGAGGAAACAGGTGGAACTATTGAAGACTACGCTAGATTAAATAGAGATTATTCTAATATAGATGACACTTCTTTGCTTAGAGAATATTACAAAAATACTAAACCACATTTAGATCAAGAAGAAATAAACTTCATAATGGAAGACAGTTTCTCTTTTGATGAAGATGTGGATGAAGAGCGAGATATAAAGAAAAAGAAACTCGCTTTTAAAGAAGAAATTGCTAAAGCCAAAAACTTTTTGGAAGAAACCAAGAGTAAATACTACGACGAAATCAAGTTGAGACCCGGCGTAACTCAGGACCAACAAAAAGCATTAGACTTTTTCAATAGATACAACAAAGAACAACAAATAGCTGATCAACGTCATAAAACGTTTCAATCAAAAACTAATGAGTTTTTCACTAATAACTTCGAAGGTTTCGAGTTCAACGTAGGTGAAAAGAAATTTAGATACAATGTTGGAAATGCTAATGATGTTGCAGAAAAACAGTCAAACTTAAACACGTTTGTTAAGAAGTTCTTAAACAATGAGGGTGAAGTTGTTGATACTGTAGGTTATCACAAAGCTATTTACGCTGCTGAAAATGCAGACACTATTGCTAATCATTTCTATGAGCAAGGTAAAGCCGACGCTGTAAAAGACATGATGGCTAAATCTAAAAATATAACAGGTCAAGCAAGGCCACAAGCTAATGGTGATATGTTTATTAATGGATTAAAAGTGAAAGCTGTCACTGGCGCAGATAGTTCTAAGTTGAAATTTAAAATAAAAAAATAACAACAACTAAAAACAAAATAAAATGAGTTTTGCAACTAGCGGGTCTTTTCCTGCTTCTATAGTTCCAATGCCAAATCAAGTAGCTGTACAAGATAATTATATCGATTTTCAGAAGGCTGGTTTTTCGCAATGGACACAACAATATCTACCTGAGCTTTACGAAGCAGAAGTAGAAAGATACGGAAACCGAACTATTGGTGGTTTCTTGAGAATGGTTGGCGCTGAAATGCCAATGACATCTGATCAAGTTATTTGGTCTGAACAAAATAGATTACACGTAGCTTATGACACTGTTCAAGTAGCTGCAGTTGCTGCTAATCAAGTAACTGTTACTATCACACCTCAAGGTGCTGAGGCTTCTTCTGGTGTTAGAATTGGTAATACAATTTTAATATCTGACAATGCTACTGGACTTGTAACTACTAAAGCTCTTGTGATTGGTATTAATGCCACAGGCTTTGTATTAACTTGTGAGTTATATGATGCTGCTCCTTCTGGAATTATTACAGGTGCTGCTTCAAACAGCTTGTTTGTATACGGTTCTGAGTTTCCAAAAGGAACAAATGGAATGGGTGGAGCTATTGAACCAGGTGTAACTACTTACAAAAATTCTCCAATTATCCTAAAAGATAACTATGAATTAAGTGGTTCTGATGTTGCTCAAATTGGTTGGATCGAAGTTGCTACTGAAGATGGTCAGTCTGGATACTTATGGTATTTAAAAGCTGAGTCTGAAACTAGATTAAGATTCGAAGACTATATTGAAATGTCAATGGTTGAAGGTGAAAAAATGACTGGAACAGTTACTTTTGGAGCTGGATTTGGAGATGCTTCTGCTACAGACATCAAAGGTACTGAAGGTTTATTTGCTGCTATCGAAGCAAGAGGTAACGTATACTCTGGTTTTGCTGGAGCTGCTGCTCCTGGCGCTGGTGCTTTAGGTGATTTCGATGAAATCCTTAAAAACTTAGACAAGCAAGGTGCTATTGAAGAAAACATGTTATTCTTATCTAGAGCTACTGCTCTTGATTTCGACGATATGATCGCTGCTGTTAATGGTGGATTTGCTTCTACTCAAGCTGCTTCTTTCGGATTATTTGAGAATGATGGTGACATGGCATTAAACTTTGGATTTTCAGGTTTTAGAAGAGGTTCTTATGACTTTTACAAAACTGATTGGAAATATCTAAACGATGCTACAACTAGAGGTTTATCTAATGAGATTGATGGTGTAATGGTTCCTGCTGGAACAACTACAGTTTACGATCAAATGTTAGGATCAAACATCAGACGTCCTTTCTTACACGTAAGATATAGAGCTTCTGAGTCTGAAGATAGAAAGATGAAATCTTGGATCACTGGATCTGTAGGTGGAGCTTACACTTCTGATCTTGATGTTATGAGAGTTAATTTCTTATCTGAAAGATGTTTAGTAACTCAAGCTGCTAATAACTTCGTGTTATTCAAAGGAGCTTAATTATTTATTAACATTTTAAAAATATAGAAATTATGGGTTTAATTAAAATCATAAAAAAAATAAGCACAGGTAGTTATGAAAATTACTACGTGGGTACTGATATAAAATCAATTGTTGGTGCTACTTCTGGTAGTGCTGACGATACGCAAGTTTCAACAATTGTTCTTAAAACAGTTAGCGGCGTAACAGCTACTATTGTTTTAACAGCTGGTGTTCAAGCTGCTG